GGCGTAGATACCGATCAGGAAGTGGAACACAATCAGTTGGAAAGGTCCACCGTTATAGAGCCATTCATCAAGACTTGCTGCTTCCCAGATGGGATAGAAGTGAAGACCAATGGCGTTGCTTGAAGGAACAACAGCACCAGAGATGATGTTGTTTCCGTACATGAGTGAACCAGCAACAGGTTCACGAATACCATCAATGTCCACCGGAGGTGCGGCAATGAAGGCGACGATGAAACATACGGTTGCGGCAAGCAGCGTAGGAATCATCAGAGTTCCGAACCAACCAACATAAAGGCGGTTGTTCGTTGAAGTAACCCACTCGCAGAATTGTTCCCAAGTGGAAGTAGATCGTTGTTGAGCAATTGAAGCAGTCATTTGTTTTAAAAGGGTAAGTATAAGTCCAGGGGGTTCTGGATGTTACAATATTCCCCACAACACCCTCCATTGTGGGTATGAGAGACGTAATTTATACACCCATAGGTCTCGGTTAACGGGTGTCACTAATGTTAAGAATTATGAGGAATCCTTAACATTTGTTTACCTATTTATCATACCATGTGACAGATATCCTGTCAAGAGGCTCATTATCCCAGTTCGTCAAACCAATACTTAATCATCTCATCAATCATAGATTCAAAAGTATACTTTGGTTTCCATCCCAAATGATCTCTAATTTCTGATGAATCTCCACATAGATAATTAATTTCTTCTTTTCTTAAATATTTTTCATTTTGAATAACATAATCTTCGTAGTTTAACCCAAGAGAAGTAAAAGTATATTTACATAAATCTCTCACACTCTTAGTCTCTCCAGTAGAAACAATCCAATCCCTAGGTATATTATGATTTAAAATCAGATGCATTGCTCTAATATAATCGTGAGAGTGGCCCCAATCCCTGTAAGAATCTAAATTACCCAATTCCAACTCTTGTTTAAGACCTAGTTTAATTTCAACAGCAGTCTTAACTACCTTATTAGTTACAAAATTAGTTCCTCGTCTTGGAGATTCATGATTAAAAAGAATACCATTGCAAGCATGAAGTTTATATCCATCACGATAATGTCTTGTCAAATTAAATCCCATTACTTTTGAACACCCATACGGACTTACAGGTCTCATAGGAGTTTCCAACCGTTGAAATTTATCTTCATCAATACTATTTCCAAACATTTCTGAAGAACTGGCCTGATAAAACTTTGAGTTTGGACATCTTGTTCTTATAGCTTCAAGGATGTTAAGAACTCCTAAGGAATTAGTTTTAATAGTAAAAGAAGGAACATCAAAACTAATCCTTACATGACTCATTGCAGCAAGATTATAAACTTCATTTGGTTGAACCTCTTCAATTATTTTATACAAAGAATGTTCATCCAACAAATCTCCATAATGACATGTTATATGTTCATCTATATGTTGAATTCTCTCTGTTTGATTTTCAGCTACGGACAACCTTCTAACGATCCCATGAACTTCATAACCAAGTTCTAAAAGATATTCGGAAAGATAACTTCCATCTTGACCTGTAATACCCGTAATTAAAGCTACTTTACTCATAGAAACACCTTATCATTTTCTATTCCCATGTAAGGGCCAGTTTTGTATTCATACACAACGGTATCATCTTCAAGAATTTCATATGTATGACCACCCTCAAAAGTCATGGAACAATCTCCAGGATTGATAATTTCTGTTTCTAAAAGTTGTCCATCAATATCATACATATAAACTTTTACAGATCCTCGGATAACAACCCACGATTCTTGTGCAATTATTTTTTCTGTAGGAGAGGGTTTCCAAATATGTTGATGCGGCCTAAAAGTCTTACCCTGTTCCATTCTAAGAGTTGCTAGTTGAAGAAATTGTTCATTAGGTGAGACATTTGTTCTGTCTGTTATATCATTTAATCGATTAATAATATGAAGAAGTTTTTCAGGTTCTTTTTTGGAATAGATGTGTTTCATTTTCATTTAATGTTGTTTTTCCAATATGATAATATCTCTTTAAATTCTGGTATTATCTCAAATAGATTTTCTTTTCTGGCTTTGTCCATCTCTAGAGTTTTAACTAGAAATTTATATTGAAATATTTTATCGTTTTCTATTTCATAATCCAAAGCGTTTAAAATATGTGTGAATTTTTCTGATATGTCAACATCATATTTTAAATTATAATCGTCTATAAAAGAAAGTATTTTTTTCTTTATTTTTACTTTAATGATTTTAGGTATAATATAAACAGAGTAAATTGAATTTTCCAAACCCCCATCAATCAAACTCAAATCATAATTCATATAATTGAATGATGAATGAATCCAATTAATATCAGTAAGATATTCTATAATTTCAGGCAATCTAAAAACGTTAAAACATGATACTACTATATTAGTCGATCTATTAAATTTTTGAGTAGAAACAATTTTTAAATTTTTTTCAACAGTATTCCACTTAGTTCCCTTTCTAATATACTCAGCTCTGTCTCCGATTTCATCAATACTAGTTAAAATTGTAAGTTTTTTGGGATTCCATTTATTCCAATAATCTAAAATATTTTTATTTTTATATGACAGTACCGATAGATTTGTATTATAACAAAGTTCTATATTTGTTTTTTTGTTCTCAATTAATTTTTCAAGTAAATAATATTGTTCGTCCATTAATGAAGTTTCTCCACCAGCAAACTCTATTAATTGCAAGTGATCTATATTTTTTTCCAAAAATTCATCAATATTCAATTCTTTAGAATGTTCTAAAATTTCTCCAGTAAAAGAACTACTCAATCTGGGATTACACATTCTACATTTAAAATTACATTTATTACTAACTTTAAAATCGTAACCTTTAAATTTTATAGTTTGTATAGATCCATCATCATTTGTATTATCAATTATTTCAGAAAATGAATCTTTAAAAAAATTATTATATTTTTCTCTTAGACTAATAGCACCCAATTTTTCACTCTGTTTACATACCTCGCAACTAGGAGGAAGTTCATCTTCAAACATTGATAATCTAAATTTTTTTATTATCTCATCATTCCAAATTTCTTCAATAGAACTTTCTTTAATATTTCCCAATTCCAATTCATTGCCACAACAAGGAGTTACTGTACCTTCAGGAAAAATTTCAAGATACAACCATGGCATGATACACTTTGGAACTTTATTACCCATACATTAAGTGTCAATATATAAAGTATATCTATAAGATTATAAAATGTCAATAAAAACTACTGAGAGAATAAAAGTTCTTGACATTCATATAACTCATAATTGCAATTTGACTTGTGAAAGTTGTTCAGATTTTACCAACAGTGGTTTAAATTGGATGATAAGTAAAGAAGAATTTGAAGTTTGGATAAAGAACTGGAATAAGAGAGTTAATCCTTCTATGTTTAATATACTGGGGGGAGAACCAACATTACATAAAAATCTAGAAGAATTTTTATATTTAGCTAGAGAGTTATGGGGACCTAACCAAAATATATCACTAATAACAAACGGTTTTTTTGTACACCTTCATCCAAATTTAAACAAAGTATTAAAAGAAACAAATATAGATCTCTGCGTTTCAATACATACGAAAGACAAGGAATACGTAAATAAATTGAAAAAAAATATTTTATTGATGAAAGAGTGGAAAAGAGAAGGTGTATCTGTTTATTTTGCCGACCATTTTTCAAACTGGAGAAAAATATATAAAGGTTATGGCGAGTCTATATTGCCCTATGAAGATAATGATCCCCAATCTAGTTGGGAAAATTGTTTTGCAGATGAACTAAAATGTTTCCAATTATATGAAGGTAAACTTTGGAAATGTGCTCCTATAACATACTTAAAAGATATAAGTAAAAAATATAAAATTTCCGATAAATGGGATCCATATTTAAAATATGTTCCCATGTCACCAGACTGTTCAGATGAAGAATTAGAAAAATTTTGGAATAGTGAGTGTATGGATATATGTTCTATGTGTCCTGCTAATAAAATTGAAATAAAAGTAACAAAAAATCCCTTAATGAGTGTGTCGCAATCCGAAAAATATTATCAATAATAATTGTAGGTTATGCAGGAGAAAATTCTAGATAACTTTGAATCAAGTTAAAATCACTTCGATTCCTAAGAACAATGTATTCATTTGCAAAGTGAAGTTCAACTCCAGATTCTAAAGCTAAATTGAGAATATTATCTCTCCATTCTTTTTTATCAGGAAGTGAAAAGATACTCAACATTACAATACCATCTGGTTTTTGTCTAATGAAATGCTGAAGAGATGGACACCAATCCAAATACTCATTTTCAAATTGAGAATCGGAGTAACTAATTTTATTTTTTTCACAATAGACATCAATGACATCTCTTTGCATTGGCAGAGGAATGTTTTTAGTATACTTACTACTCCAACAATCATAAGTAATGAAATGTCTTCCTGTATAATCTTCAAAGATATCTGAGCGATAATCTCCAGGAAATCTTAGATAACCACCAGGCAATCTCCTGTGATAAGGTTCTCCTTCCACAAGGATTCTGATATCCATACTTACTCTAGTAATGTCAGTATCATTGTTTACATTCCCATGAATATGTTCTTGGAAAAATAGATGGCATTGACCATAATCAAGGGTAATTGGGAAAGAATGTTTGATTGATTCTTCTTCAAACTTTTCAAGAGACCATTTGTTGTTGATGCATTGTTTAGTAATTTTCCTAGAAATTTTTAAAGGAAGCATTTGCATACTATTGGTCTCATAACATTTTGTAAAAGGCATCCATATAGTTCGCAGACCTTTACCATTTCCAACCCAAATACCTTGATGAAAAAACAATCTACGTGAGTTTTTAGCCTGATTTGGTTCTACAATTCTCAAAGTAGGATATCTCTGAATCAAATACCTCTTATTACAAATTCTTTGAGGGATATATTCGGACATAAAATTATCAACCATTTCCATAAAATCTTTTCTGGTTGATGCTCTATGAAAATGTTTTCTAATTTTTGTTAACTCTTCTGGTGTAACTTGGAGATGTAAGGTTTCTAATTCCGTTACTTCTGGTTTCACTTCTTGAATTACTGAAATGGCCCATTCTCTAAATTTAAATCTACTATTATCATAATTTAGAGTTTTGTTATCCCATTCCAATTGGGTGTTCTTTAACATAGACATAATATTAATTAAAAACCTTTACTTTATAACATTTTTCCCATTCTATCATATCTTTATGACTATTGACAATAGGATATCCTTTAATATTTAAACTAGTGTTCAAAAGGATTGGACAACCAGTTTTACTATACCACTGAGATAAAAGATCATGAAAAATTGGATTGTCACGTTTATTTAATATCTGAACTCTACTTGTAAAATCTATATGCTGTATTGATGTCAATTCTTTTGACTTACATTTAACAGCAAATTGCATATAATTATTTCCACCTTCAAAATAATCCTTAGCATATTCTTCCAAAACAACAGGAGCAAATGGCCTAAACTTTTGTCGTTTTTTAATGACATTAACCAAATCTTTTATAGATGAATCTCTGGGATCTGCAATTAAACTTCTATTCCCTAAAGCTCTAGGACCAAACTCAGCTCTACCTCTAGCAATACCACAAATTTTAACATTCAAAAGATAATCAACAATTTCTTTATTAGTAGAAGAATATCCCATATCAAATCCCAGATAAGGACCATCCCACTCAATATGATTTCGTTTATGTGCAAGAACAGCTCCAATTGCAGATCCACTATCTCCTGGAGCAGGCATAATCCATACATTATCATAATAATTAAAACTAATAGGATTTGCAGAGCAATTCAATGCACACCCCCCCATCAAAACTAGATTATTTGATTTAACTAAAGATTTGGACAACTGCAAAATCTCATTAAAAATTAACTTATAAATTCTTTGAGTAGCTGCTGCAATGTCAAAATAATCTTGTTCCGTTTTTAAATCGGGTCTCCAATTTATACATCCTCGGTGAAGGTTGGTTTTAAATTTAAAATCTTCTCCAATAAAATCCTCAAATATATTATCAAATAATCTACCAGAATCGCCATAAGCAGACATGCCCATGAGGATGTATTCTTCTTCATTTGGTTTCAATCCACACCTTTGGGTCATTGCAGAGTACCAAAGTCCGACGCTGTGTGGATATCTACGTTGAAATTTAAGTTTTAGTCTATTACCTTTCGCTTCCCAAATTGTAAGTGTTTGGAATTCTCCTATAGCATCAATAACCACCACGCAACACTCGTCAAACTGACTAGTGAAATAACCAGCACAAGCATGAGTATAATGGTGATCATAATACTTGATTGGAACATCAACATACTTCTTGACGTTTTGGATCCATCCTTGACCTGCAAGAAGTTGTCTAAGTGTTTTCTTATACGGGTTCTCATACCAACAGACCAGTTCTGGTTTTCCAAACTTTAGTGCATAGTTAATAATATCATCATTCAAATATGCATCATTTTTTATACCACTAAATCTCTCACTTTCACTTGCGAAAATGAGAGTATCATTCATAAAAACAGAAAGTGCAGCATTGTGACTTTCAGAAGATATTCCCCAAGTAATCATTTTTAATTAATACGAGATTTTAAAACTTCTGATAGTGATTTTGATAAACTACTATGAAAATGTCTACTTGGGTGGGAAAAATCTCTCGCAAATTCTGATTGAGATGTACCTCTATGATTATACTCAACACTTGGTGGCCAAGATATTGGATTAAAATAAAATCTGTTTTTATTTGGATTCATTTCTTCTATGAATTTATAAGAAAAATAATCAACAGAATATTCAATATATGCCGTTTTTGATCTGAACATTTTCCAAATATTGTTCATAGTATTGGAAGTTGTTATACTACGTATAATACTATTAGATCTATTAGCCTTCATTTGAGATTTATTATCGGTCCAGGATCCACGATGGTGAATGTAATCCCAGTGATAAATCGGATACCTTTGCATTGCAGTTAAGGCAAAAATAACTGCTTTGGGTTTAGGATATTGGGTCAGTAAGATATTTGAATTATAGGTATGAAATTCATTTGAACTTCCACCAACGCCCATATTAATTACAGGCAAATTCATTTCCTTTTCCAAAAAATAACTTAATGTATGAAAATCATCTACTCCAACACCTTGAACATAAGAACAACCAAAAATTACTATAGAATTAGCCCAATCTATTTCATTAAAATTTTTAGTTCTATATCCAAAAGAGTTTAAAGTATAATTTACTGTATTATTTTTATAATACCAGTCATCTTTAGATAATTTTGAATTAAATCTAAAAGTTTTTTCATCATCTTGTCCACAATAATTCCAAGTAGTATATGAATTATCTTCTTTTAAAGTTTCTATTGATTCGTATTTTTCTCTAATTAAGTGGTCAATATTATTAAAATTATTTGTACCATCAGTACCCTGTGCAAAGGATCCATCTGGAAAAGGCATAAAAGTATTATTTTTTATACCTTCCAAAATTATAGAGCGCATTTATATTATATCGTATATAATATAATTTATGCAGAAATTAAAAGGTTAGATTTAACATAAGAAAGAACTTTTTCTGGGGTAGAGTACTCATAGGGATCGATATCCACATTGTCTCGTTTACCATCTTCCATAAAGAGTTGTTCAATCACACCATCATTAATGACTGCAGCATAACGCCAAGAACGTTGAGCAAATCCAAGATTACGTTTTTGGACAAGCATATCCATACCTTGAGTAAACTCACCATTACCATCAGGAATCATCTTGACATTGGTAATCATTTGATCTTTTGCCCATGCATTCATCACAAATGCATCATTTACAGAAAGACAATAAACTTCTTCAATACCAGCTTCCGTAAATTGTGAATACTTTTCTTCAAAACCAGGAAGTTGATAGGCACTACAAGTAGGAGTGAAAGCACCAGGAAGTGCAAATAGAACTACTTTTTTACCACCAAAAAGTTCTTCAGTGGAACGAACTACAAATTCACCATTCTCACGGAACATAAAGTCCACAGAGGGAATATTTACAGTTTCTTCAGGAGCAAGTTGAGGCATAATTTTAGTTACTAGAATGTTGTTGTTTAAGTTCAGGATTTGCTTGAGAAGGAATCACAGGATTCTTGGATTTGTTTTTGATAACAATAAATGCATCACTTTGATAAGACACAGTTCCAAATGGTTTAGCCCATTTTGGATTTGCATCTGGATGAGTTGCAGTTCCTGTTACTGCAACTCCACCAATCTCAACTGAAAGTTGATCACCATTATTCCAAGTTCCAGATTCTACCAATGTTTGTAGGGCAATAGAGAGTTGCCCCAACATGTCATGATGTGTATGTGTTGTCAAAAGATTCCGGGGATAATTTGACCAGTGGTGAGATAAGCACCAACAGCTGCAACGAATCCAATCATTGCAAGACGAGCGTTGAGGATTTCTGCCTCAGGGGTAAAACCGAATTTCATTTGTTTTCTCCTTAGTAAGTTTCGGATAATTTTTCTACAGAGTAACTCAGAAGCACAAAAAAGGCAACTGAGGTAATGGTGAAGATTGCTTCAGTCATCAGAAGACACCGAAGAAGAGTTTGCCAGTGCCAAGATAAGAAATGAGACCAGCAACAATACCGACCATTGCCCAACGCCCATTATACTTCTCCTTTACTTGGTTGGGAGTATCCATCCCATAGTTTTCGTAGTACATAGTGGGTTCTTTAGCCCACATGTTCTGTTGACCACGATCATTCGTTGTTACAGTCATTTTCGTTTTATTACGAATTGTTACACAATTATATAGGAAAAATAAAGGGGTGTCAAGCACCCCCTAGTATTATCTGATACTTATTTTGCTAGGAAATGCAAATCACTTCTCACCCATACCGACTTGCTGAACCTTAATACGGGAACGATTCAGAATCGAACCAGCAAGAGGAACATAACCTAGATCGTCAGCAATAGATTGTGCTTTAGAACTCAGAGCATAGTTGATAGCATCACGAACTGCTTGAGCCTTACCAGGAGCGTAACCACTCTTATAAGCAAGAATCCAAGTCAGAGTGGAAATAGGATATGCCTGAGCGCCTGCAGGATTAGGATCTTCACCAGCAAGAGTAACAGGATCCAATTTGATACCGTTCAGAGCGGCAGCACCAGTCACAGCAGAAGGTCCGACAAACTTGCCTGCCTTATTTTGAAGAACTGCTGCTTGAAGTTTGTTAGGACGAACGAATCCAGTGTTGATATAACCAATTGCACCAGGAGTGTTCTTGATTGTACCAGAGACACCTTCGTTACCCTTAGCACCAACACCAACAGGCCATTTTACCGACTTACCAACACCAGGAGTCCAACCACCAAAAGCATCCAGAGAGTTAGTGAACGCATAAGTGGTTCCAGAACCATCAGAACGATGAACAACCATCATCTTACCAGCAGTACAACCGACTTGTTTATAGTCAGTAATACGACCGGAGAAAATATCCACAACTTGTTTCTGAGTCAGTTTCAGTTTGCAACCAGGTTTGTTGTAAGCAATAGCAATCGTTCCACCCACCATAGGAATCTGAACAACACCACGTTTCACTTTCTTTGCTTCAGATGACTTAATAGGTTCATCAGTAGCACCAAAGTCAACAGTTCCAGCAACGAATTGACGAATACCAGCACCAGAACCAACTGACTGGTAGTTCACACGGTCACCAGAAGATGCAGAGTAATCTTGGAACCAACGTTGATAGATGGGTGCAGGGAACGTAGCACCAGCACCATTAATAGCAGGTCCAGCAAATGCTGTAGTAGGAACGAGAACAAAACCAATAGTAAAAATTTTTGTAGTAAGTTTCATAAAAATTAAGAGACTACGAAGGAATTCTAAAATAGGAGTAAAGTAAAGTCCACTAAGAGTTGGTTAAGGTTTTAAAATTCATATCCATCATAACATGAAGGGAGAGGATCACATAATCTTTTATGTAATTTTTTATGACAATCATAACACAAACACCAACATTTTTTAACTTCCTCATCTATTTTCTTTTTACTATATGTTTTAAACTCTTTTATACACCCCTCTTTTTTATTTGGATTTAAATGATGAAACTCTATATTATCTTTAGTTTGACAAAATAAACAAGGTTTTTTAAGTTTATGAATATATTCAAGATTATCTTTCCACCTTTGGCCCTTCCTTTCTATGAATTTTCTATATTTTTCTAAATCGGAATAACTTGATTTTTCAAATGCCTTTAAAAGTAACTCTTCATCCATTTGCAACAAAAAAAACCTATACTATTTAGGTGGTTTTTTCCTAAAATAGTATAGGTCTAATTACTATTACCCCAGAAAGGGGTGGTTCCACTCAATTTATGAGTAATTATCAGAACCTAAACTGGGTCTGGATGACACCACCATAGTTGGAAGATGCGTTCTTAAATGCCTGATTGTTGGAGACATAAAAGATTGCGGGAGTGATACTGATATTATCACTAACTTTGTAACGATAGAAAGCTTCCCACATCAGAGAGTCTTGAGACAGAGTAGGTGCGTTGCCAGGAGCACCGATTGCAAAACCAGCAGCATTACCCTTAGCAAACACATCACTCCACTGAACGCCTGCCATCCAGGTCTGGGAGTTGGTTGCAGCGTTAGGGGTTGCAGGACCACTTACATAGTTCCAACCATAAGCGGCAGAGATCGAAGGAATGATACCTGATTTATTAGGTTGCCAGTAAGCATTCAGAGCATAACCGTTGGAACCTTGATTAACACCAAGAGTACCACCATTACCGTTCACACCATTGAAAGTACGAATACGAGTTCCTTCAGTACCATTACGATAACCAAAGGCGATACCGTACTGAGGGGCACGATAACCAAGTTGAACCAGAGTGTTCAGAGCACCAGAGGCATCAAATTCACCTTTGGTAGAATCCGAACCGTTTTGGGCAACATAGTTAATAGCGGCAACGAATCCACCCTTACCTTTTTTGGTAGGCTGGGCCCATTGAGCACCGAAACCAGAACCAGTTGCCTTGTTATAGACACCAGGAGCACCAGCAACAGCAAAGAAGTCAAGAATGTCCGACTTATAAGCAGTAGGAATCCATGCCATCTCAGTGTTACGAACCAAAGCACCAGCAGTCAGAGTCACACCCTTAGCGAGTGCAGGGAAACTGTAGTACAAACGGTCAATTTGGACGTTGTTGGAGGTACTTTCCGCCTTATCCAGTTTGAACAGTGAAGAAGAAGAACCAAAGGGTTGACTGGAGAAGTTACCAGAACGCAGACGAGTCTTCAACAGATCCTTACCAGTGAAGGAAGTATCAAAGTTCAGACGAAGGTCATAGTTAAATGCGGTATTACCAACATTAGTATTGTTAGTAAGACGAGCACCACTTACACCACCAAGAACGAAGGTTGCTTCACCACGCAGTTTGGTAGTGGTGGAGAACTGAGTTGCTTGAAGTTGACCAACCTGAGTTTCCAGTTTGGTAACACGACCACGAATGACAGTAAGTTCGCTGGAGAACTCATTCATCAGACGAGAAAGTTCATCGGTAACTTCAGACACGCGATCGAGACAAGCATTAAGAAGTGCTGCTGCCTCAAAACGAGTCATTGACTTTTGGCCACCATAGTTTCCATTAGGATAACCCGCTACGCAACCATAACGTTCAACAAGATTACTGAGTGCCTGATAGGCCCAATCAGTAGGTTTTACATCAGACAATTGAGTGATACTTGAGACCTGTTCCGAAGTAGAATATTGGTTGACTGCTGCCATATTAAGATCTGCGGCATTCGCAGCAACAGGAGCAACCATTCCCAGAGCAACAGGTGCAAGCATCAGTTGTTTGAGTTTCATAAAAAGTTTTTTTGTTCTATAGGACATAATGATTAACCGTGCAAGTAGTTGCGGCACGGTTAAGTCAAAGTATATTAACAGTTTCTTTAGAATCTGTCAACTAAGAGAAGGTTAAGAAGTTTGTTGTTGAGCTTCAGAAGTTCTCCCAAGGTATGGATCATAGTCCATAAGTTTTTCAATTTCTAAGTCAGAACCACGAGTTTCCCAAAGATTACGAAGACCATCATGAGATCCACGATGAAAAATTTCAATGTGTTCTGGATGAATAGAAGAACCCAATTCAATCTTATAAAGGAAAAGAGGAATAGCAAAAGTATTTCCGGAATTATAAATCAAGTCATCAGCAACTGCACGAGGTTTGATATTATAATCAAGTTTATATTTTTCCCCACGACAATGAAATTTAACAATTTTTTCTGCATGATGTCTAGTAATAACATAACATGCTGTGGAAAAATCATTTACAAATCTACGATGTAGATTTACATGCAAAGTTCCTGGACAAATAATCGCAAGTTGAACTACATCATAATCATAAGGAAGTCTTGCAATAAATTGATTCCAAGTAAAGTTCCAATATTTTGCAACACTAATATCAACATCATCTTCCATCACCACACAATATGGTGAATCAGAATTTTCCAAGTAATGTTTAAGAAGTTTAAGGTGAGATGTTACACAACCAATCTCACCAGAACTCATATTACTTGGATACCTACCATGAATAATATCACTCAGATCATCATTTCTGCCATCATAGGCAGAAATGCGTTCATAGTTATCAACCTCCCAATATGAAAACATATCTTCCATATACTGTTTTCTTTCTGGTTGATCGTCCAAATTAATATAATAAATTGGACCAATACCTTTTAGTTTATAGGCAGCTTTATTCTTATCCATAACCGCAGATTCCATCAGATAACTTCCCAACCCTCACAATAAAGATCATCAGTAATCTTGTCTGCATAAGCAGGTCCAAACCACATTTTAGGTGCTACAATTTTTCCAGCACCATTCTGCAACCATGCACCCCACCAACTCAAGGAAGAGTTAGCAATAATACCACCTTTACAATTAGCCATAATGCAAAGATCGACATAAGGAGTATAAGATCCATCAGGATATTTTTCCTCAGGAGTAGAAACATAAAAACGATCTGGCTTAAAAAGTTCTTGTTCAAGAACCCATTCAGGAGAATCAGATACAATAACTACTTCTTGATCTTCAGGGAACATTGCAAGAGCCTTTTCGTAATACTCTAGAGGTTGCGGTGGATGTTGTTCCGAACATTGCGTATAAGACCACTTAAATCCACGAGCATCTACAAGATTAGGATCACCGCGGCGAACATGAAGAAAGATAGGATCTTTCAGTTCATCCAAAAACCCTTTTACTGGTACAATCAAATCATCATGGAATGTAAAATCCTTGAGAATTTCATTTTTGATGTGTGCAAAATACTTTTCCGTTTGGAAAAATCCATACAGAGAAATATCATTAGGACAAAGTTGAAGAAGTTCTTCATCAAAATGAAAATGTTTTTCACCTACGATTGGAGCAAAACCTCTATCAAGAATGTAAAGATTAGTTGACTTTACACTCTCCAAAGTAAAACAATTTGCCAAACTGTAATTATCAATTCTACGAGTATTATATGGAGGAATACACCAATCATATCCTTTTGCGGCTGCAATACCTCGTAGTGCTGCATACTGAAACATTTGGTTACCGAGACGACCAATGTTTCCTAGTTCATTAAACGCTAACATTTAATTGTTCTCCTCTCTTTTTAATGTACTCTTGTTGTTGATAATACTGTGTTAATTTAGGTGCTTCCCAAGTTCTAATATTTTGCCAAAGATTATGATTATCCATAAACTTTGGATTATGATAATGAGAATTAAAAGTTCTACCATGTTCAAAATGGTAGATATCTTCATTCACTCTACCAACTTTAAATCCGAAAGAATTTAGTCTGAAATAAAATTCACAATCTTCTGCGCCCCAAGAAATAAAATTTTCATTCCATAGACCTACTTTGATTTCAACTTCTCTTTTCAACATTTGTCCCCAACCAATTGAGGATGCAACTCTAAATTTTGAATCAGTAAGAACTGAAAAATCAAAATTAGAATCTAAAAATTGATTAAAAGTTGAATCAGAATAATTTACAGCCCATTGATAAACTCCACATCCAAATGGATAGATTGCATCAACTCCATCATTTCTAATTGCATTATAAGCAATTTCATAACTTCGTTTTGGCAAAACTATATCTACATCATGATTATAAACGATCTCAGTCTCAGAAGCAACTAGAAGATCGTTGAGAATACGAGTTTTATGGAAAAACTTTTCTTCATTTTCTTCATATATATGAGTTAATTGTTTAGTGTCAACATACTTATTGATTACAGGAAGTGCCCTAAACTTGAAATTAGACTGAGTGTCAACTTCTTTAAGAATAACTTTTGCTTCTGGAAAATTTTTAAGCAAATATGTTACTGAAGTAATAACATTTTTGAGTCTATCTTCAGATTCAATTCTACAAGGCAATAAAAAAGTTAAATCTTTCATTCTTCTGCAGCAATGGGGGAAGGATCATTATGAAGTTTAACCCATCTTTGTGGGATCATATCTTTCATATTGTAGTGAGAATAAGCAGGACCAAACCAAGGATCAGGTACAATAACTTTACCAGTGTCATTTTGCAACCAAGCTCCCCACCAACTCAGAGAAGAGTTAGCAATAATTGCACCACCACACAGACTCATAAGACAAAGATCAATGTAGGGGACAGAAGCACCATCTCCGAATGTCTCATGAGAAGAATCAGAGAACTGGAATCGTTCACCTTGAAGCCAATCTTGACGCTTACACCAATCAATAAGATCCGATACAACGATCACAGTTTTATCTTCAGGAAACTGTTTCAGTGCTTCAATATAGTATTCTTTCTTACAAAGAGGATGATACTCTTGAACCATCTGATAAGACCACTTCTCCCCTCTGCGTCCAGTCAGATTAGGAGATCCACGACGAACATGCAGAAAGATGCAATTCTCTCTACCACCAAGAGAATCAACATACTCTTTACAAGGTTCTAGATAATAATTCTTGAACGTAAAATCTTCTCGGATACTATCAGAAATAGCTTCAAAGTATCTTTCTGTCTGGAAGTTACCAGAGAAGTTTGTATTGTCATCGCACTCATTAAAAATCTCTTCATTGAAGTGCATATCACGATACTCTACAGTCTTGTAGAAGGGTTCTCCAGCATTCTTCTCTAGATCACAATTGGTTAGTTCAAATGCATCAAACAACCCATAGTTGTCTAGACGATCTGCATCTGGTCCAGGGATGATCCAATCAAATCCACGATTTGCAGCAAGACCACGAATAAATGCGTATTGAAACATTTGGTTTCCGAGGCGCCCCTCATTACCAAGTCCTTTAAATGATACAGCCATTACTTACTCCACTCTTGAATAATCCAACGATCAGGTACGATATCTGAAGTATCTAGGTGAGTCATTGCAGTACCAAACCACTTCTTAGGATCTGGAGCAACTACCTTACCACGATCATTTTGCAACCATGCTCCCCACCAAGAAAACGATGAGTTTGCAATGATAGCACCAGAACAAAGACTCATCAGACACAAATCGACTTGTGGAAGAAGAGTATTTTGCATCTGTCCAGTACCATCAATAGTACGATATGCATATCTACCATTACTTTCATTAAACAGGAAACGATCCTGTTTGAAAAATTCTTGCGACTTACACCATTCAATATCATCAGTAAAGACAAAACATGGAGTGTTTTCCGGAAATTCTTTTAACGCATCCTCAAAAAATTCAATCGGGAGGATGGGATGGTATTGTTCTCTCCCAATATTGTCACTTTGTCTAATATGCAAAAAGATAGGATTAACGCCCAAAGAATTAATGTACTCCTTACAAGGATCAAGATAATCTTTTCTAAAAGTAAAATCCTCACGAATCTCCTCCGCAATGTGGATGAAATATTTTTCAGTCTGGAAATATCCATCGAGACTCACATTATCGGGGCATTCTTCGAAAAACTCTGGAATAAAACAATGATCATTTTCTTGTATATATTCCCCATTTACAAATCCAATATTAGATTTCTTAACATTTGTTAGTTCAAATGTTTCAAAGAGGCCATAGTTGTCCTTATGATCATAAGTATCTGGAGGAATACACCAATCATATCCTCGTTTTGCAGCAATTCCTCTGAGTGATGCATACTGGAACATCTGATTTCCCAGACGACCATTACTTCCTAGTCTATTATATCCAATCATAAATTAATTGCAATTGTTTTAATACCTTCAGGCGGTTTACCAAACTTGATTCTATCACCATAACACTCAGTTAAATTTGACTTAACTTGTTTAATAATAGAATCAATATCATCAACATAAACAGTATAACCTTGATCAAGTAAATCTTGACATAGAATGTATTGTTGACTTTCAGTTAAAATATCAGTTCCTTTCTTATAGGAAATATAACTAAAGTAAAATGGAAGACTTTCTTTATTCTTTTTAATAAAGTAATTCTTTAAGAACTTTGCGTGTTCGTAATTAAAATTATCTGTTGTCTCACCTAAATTATAAGTTAATCCCAATTTTTTTGCAAATGCTGCAAAGGATCTGTTATCTCTAGGCAGACATGGACCACCAAATCCATATCCATATCTGAGATATTTAGTTCCTACTCTAGAATCATTTCCAATAGCATTTAAAACGGTTTCAATTTCATCCTCCAGTCCAGCCATGGTCATGACTTCACCAACCATGTTTGCATAACTAATCTTAGTAGTAAGATAACAATTAACCGCAAGTTTTACAAGTTCTGCAGATGTCAGAGACATGCGACTAATTTTTGGTTTAATAACTTGAATCTTCTTATACATTTCAGAAAGAAGATTCATAACTTCTTCATTCTCGCCACCAATAAGAACCATATCTGCATGAGTAAGATCCTTAATGATTGATCCCTGAGCAATAAATTCTGGATTATAAATGACGTTCACACCATAAGATTTAAGTTGTTCTTGGAATGTTTCACAATCTCCAGGATTTGTAGTACACCCAACAACTAATGTTTTACCTTCAACATTAGGATATTCTTGGAAGTCACGAACAACACTCCAAACAGCACTCACATCATAAGATCCATCAGGAGAAGATGGGGTTGCAACAAGAGTAAAGATGATATCACACTCTGCAATCACTTTTTTATTATCAGTAGTTGCTTCAATACTTGTTGATTCTTTTAGATGTTCTGCAACATGTGGTTCTGATGTTTGAATGATTTTTTTATTGAGGTTTTCTACATAATCCTCACGAATATCAGAAACTAGGACATCATATCCCGCATTCTCCATAAGAAGTGCAAGACAGATTCCCAGTCTCCCTGCGCCGATTAGTCCAATTTTCATAGTTTGAATGTAGGAATTTCTACCATTTTATGTTTGTTTTGCATGTGAAACTTCTGGAACACATTGATAGCATTGGTCTGTTCTTCATTCAAGAACAATGGATCTTCTAAAAGACCCTTTTCCATAACCCATTCCAACATTGCATAAGAAGTTCCAATCTGATCTTCATCGGTTCTACCATCATCCCAAAGGCCATCAGTGGGAGGAGCTGAAATAATTCTTTCATCCACTCCAAGATGCTCACCAAGTATCCACACTTCGGTCTTATAAAGATCAGCAATGGGGGCGATATCAATACCACCGTCACCATACTTGGTATAGAATCCTACACCGTAATCTTCAACTTTATTACCAGTTCCAACAACAATTCCATTAACTGTTGTAGCAATTTGATAAAGAGTTACCATACGAATTCTTGAACGAGTATTAGCTTGTGCAAGTTTATTCGTTGCAAAATTTTCACCAATGTCATTAGAAACTGTCTGAAGAAATGAATCATAGACCGAACTCATATCAGTCTTGACAAACTTTACATTGTTAAATTTAGACTCTAACCACTTACCGTGGTAATCAGAAAGAGACTCCTGATTCTCAAGTTGATTGATTGGCATTCCGACAACATAAGTAGGCATACCAGTCAAAGCACAAAGAGTAGAAACCACAGAGGAATCAATTCCTCCAGAGATTCCTACTACAAGACTCTTAATTTTAGGATGAGTGATGCAATAATCAGAGATCCATTTTACGATCCGATCTTCCAACTCATCATAATCTTTGATACGATTCATGATTCCTTTACCTTGGCGAGAATTACAGTATTTTCGTAATCCTTAGATGTATTGAACTCAAAACGTTCATTCATTCTTTCGGTAAACTTATTATAGTAGAAATCATTAAAGTTGACAAGATTATAAATGATGTAAGCATACTTAGCATCAGAAATCAGTTTATCATAATAGTTTACTTGAGTATCATAATCACACTCGGAGAGAGCATAATTACTAATAAACAAGTCAACATCTTTAACTTCTTCCACATCATCACAACTAATAAACTTACACTTTGCATAGAGTTCAGGAAAATTTTTAAGATATTTTTCCTGAACTGCAACAGCTTCTGGAAGATCAACTAAAATATATTCATCGAAATCACATACAACGCTCAGAGTCTTACAAAGTCCGCCATACCCGCCACCAACTTCAACTACACGACTAATGGGAGAATCTCCAAGAAGAGTCGCCATCTCAAATACATTCTTGATATATCTGATTGTAGTGGGAGAGATTTTACCCGTTTCTGAATAAGAAAACTTATCAGGAGTGCCAATACTATCGTTTTCTTTAAAAGATTCTAGATTTTCTAGAAGAGCATCTCCAGCCATTTCCATGGCAACTTGGAGATATTCAGCACCTTGTCTTGGAGTTACATGTTCAAGAATATTCTTGTAACCCTGCAGTGATTTAAACTTGGCAAAAATTTCATCATCTTCCACTGCACTACGACAGGTTTCGAGATAATCAACTGCAATTTGTTCTTCTGCTTCCCAGCCTTTGTAAGTACTCATTTCCAATAGGTTTCGTAAAGATAATCTTCTGCCACTGGCAGATTGTTTGCACGTTCAAAGTTGTCCTTGATCGCATCCATTTTAGAATAATATAGTTCCTCTGTCAATGTAGAAATATCAAAGTCATCATCCAAGAATATGATTCCATCCTCGTTGAAATACTCTGTTACTCCCCTACAACCGTAAAAGATTGGAATTGTTCCTGTTGCGAAACAATCCGTTAGTTTCTCTGTAAAGTATGTATCATAGACGGCATTCTCCACGGCAATAGAGAACATATAATCTATAATTCCTTCTTCTTTTCTGGGAAGATCACGGAACCCACGACCATAAAGATCAACTTGATCTTTAAACTTATCAACAAACTCAAGTCTCTTTCGATGACCAGGAATCATAGACTTATTTGAAGAGATCATGGAAATAAGTTTAGTCTTGTCATAAATTTGGCGTTCTTCAATCCATGGAGCCGCATTACTTAGTGCATATTGGAACTTCGGATATTTCTCACAAAGTTCACGATCACAACTAAAAATACCATCCACTCTAGAAGAAACAAATTCATAATTTTCTAGAATCCAATCATAAACTCCCTGAATGATTTGTTTTGATTCTAAAAGCCAGATATACTTAGGAGTTGAGGAAACATCCTGAAGTACAGCTAAAGACTTTTGATTTACATAAAGACTTACTGAACCAGATCCATCATAAACCCATTCAGTAAATTTAGAAGTATTTTTATCTGAGGTTGATGGAAGAAGAGAATCGTTACAGTAAAGATTAATTTTGAACTTGTTCATATTATCTCCACACAATCATTCCACCAACATGACCATTTTCGGGAATATCAAACTTATACCCAGTACGATCCAACCATTCTCTGGCAGCTAGTCTTTCATGATGATCAAATTGAGGATCATGGCCATGCCAGTCATCGAAACGAATATACAATTTATCCCAATCACATTTATCTAAAAATTTAAGACAAGAAACAGTAGGTTCATAGATATCAACATCCACATTAACGGCAATAATTTTACCAATTCCATAATCAGATGGATCTTTTAATTCATGGACATCTTCAACATATAGACTTACATTGGGATATGGTTCTAATTTTTTAAATACCCCAGCAATAGTGTTCGGTATGTGTGGGTAATCCGGATCTCCTACTCTAAATGCACCTTCATGCCAACCTGCATGAGAAGGTAATGGTTTAGAAGATTCTTCTAAACCCAAAAAGTGATCATATGCAAAAACTTTACGATCTGGATTATTTTTAGCAATTTCAATAGTAGTCTGTGCAGATGCTACACCAAATTCAATAATATCACCATAATCAAGATCTTTTATTTTTTGTGCAAACTTTTCAATCGAACAAGATTCTGAGTTTGTAAACTCAGGGAAAATATTATCAATATCTATAAATTGATCAGCCATTTGAAATCTCCCTATCTTTTTTCATAGCCTCAAACACTTTTGCGATTCCATTATCAATAGTAGTTTTAGGTTGCCACCATTTAGTTAAATAAGTATCTGGTTTATTTCTCTTATCAAGTTGAACACCATCCTTTTCGGTTGATGGTTGAAGTTTAACATCATATCTGCCAATTAAATTAAATTGTCCCATGATCATGCTCGCAACATCAATGATTTTTGTAGAGTGGAAGCTGGTGATGTGAAGATTGTCTTCCGAAGTAAAATCATCATAATTTTCCATGATCGTTTCAAGTGCATCGCAACAATCTTCTGCGTATAAAAACTCTCGTTCTTCTTGACCATCAGTAAGCATGTCAATAACACCAGTTTCAAAACCCTTGCGGATAAAATCTGTAATTGCATGGGATTTTTCGTGATCTTTTTCAATTCCATAAACATTCCAAAACTTAACGATCAATCCATTCAATGATTTGGTATAAAGCTCACCAACATTTTTGAGAACTCCGTATGGTGAGTAACTCATATTACTCATCTGTGATGATGCAAAAATGAACCTCTTATTATACTTTTTAAGAAGTCCAAATGCATTGACCATCAATCGACTATTGTTATCAATGAATTGGAAAGTATGTTGATACTTTTTAAGATAACGAGAACCACCAACATCAAATGCAAGGAAAAATACAAAATCAGAATCTTGTATTGTCATCTCCAATGTTGAATTGGGAATTCTAGTCATATCCTGTTCAGGACCATTAACAACATCAAACTCATGAACAATATGACCTTTATCCCGAAGATATTCTGTTAGGTAGGCACCGATTTGCCCACTGGAACCTAGTACTGCAATTTTCATCAGATAATAGTAATTTCGTGTGCATTTCCAAAGTTAACGATACCAGTTCCACTCATATGAGCAATCTCAGTAACATCAAACTTTTCTTCAGGGATTTCATCCCACATCAACTGAATATCAGGCCAACCAGGACCAATATCATCATGAATTAAAATACCTTTCCACTCTTTCTCACGAAGCCAATCCATCATGACTCGTTCTTGAGCTCCATCATGAGGATCTACATCAATCATAACGATAGGAATATTATCCCAATCAAGAGTTTCATCTTCCATGAAATCTTGAATTTTCCAGGTAATGTTTTCTTTTTTAATTGAACTTGCGCCCTGTTCTACAAGATCATAACTAATTACTTGATTAGTCGGATTATAAGAAAGAGCGAGAGCGGATCCACCAGTACGAGTACCAATATCAAGAATAGTGGCTTTATTAAAGAAAGTGGAGAGGTAAGCATAAAGTCTATACTCACTTTGGCCTGCAGGAAGCCAGTCATTTTGATTGAGAGACATATCTCTCAGATGACCAACATCTAAATCTTTTACGTGTTCTTTAACAATTTCAATTTTCATTATTCTTTTTAGCAATTTGTTCAGAAATCCAGGTATATGTCTTACGAATACCTTCTTCAAGAGTCTGGGAATAATCCCAACCAAGTTCTTTACGAACTACATCATTGTTGGAGTTACGTCCACGAACACCAAGAGGAGCATCAAGAATGTGTTGTTTTTTTACATTCTTACCAGAAACTTTAGCAGTTGTTTCAACTAGTTGATTGATAGTAACCATTTCTTCAGATCCAATATTAACTGGTCCAATAAAATTGCTGTTCATCATACGACGAGTTGCTTCAATACACTCATCGATATAGAGGAATGAACGAGTTTGTTTACCATCACCCCACACCTCAATAGTTCCACCCTCTTTCGGTAAGTATGCTACTTTACGACAGATTGCTGCTGGTGCCTTCTCGCGTCCACCTTCCCATGTTCCTTCGGGGCCAAAGATATTATGGTAACGAGATACACGAACAGGTATACCGTAATTCCTATGATATGCAAAGTATAGTCTTTCGGAAAAAAGTTTTTCCCAACCATACTCCGAATCTGGGTTAGCGGGGTAAGCAGATTCTTCACGGCAATCGGGATTATCGGGATCTAATTGATTATGTTCTGGATACATGCAAGCAGATCCAGAGTAGAAAATTTTAGTTCTAATTGTACCAATTCTTTCATTCATCTGACGTTGCATTTCAAGAACATTCAGATTAATGGTGACCGAGTTGTGCATAATATCTGCATCGTTCTCGCCAGTGAAAACAAATCCTGCTCCACCCATATCAGCAGCAAACTGATAAATTTCATCAAAAGGTTGAATATAACGATAGGGTACAGAATTGTAAAAATTACCCCTATCTCCTTTGTATTCAAGGACACGACTGACAAAATTTACATCACGAAGATCTCCGATAACAAATTCGTTTGCTTCGTGTTTGGAGAACTCTGGATACTTAAGGTCTACACCACGAACCCAGTATCCTTCGGAACGCAATCTACGAACCATGTGACTTCCAATAAAACCGCCGGCACCAAGTACAAGTGCCTTCTTAATATATTGACTCATATTTTGATCAAAAATAATAATCTCAATAGTATATATTCTAGTTCAAAATATCTATTTTTGCAACCTTTAATTCAATAATAGAATTAAAATCTAATGTTGTAATATTTGTTGGATCAGTAAAAGCTTTTATTGCTAAAGAAAATCTATCCGATTTTGTAAATGGAGTTAAAGGTAAAACCTTATGTTCTATTTCAGAATCAAATACAACTATCCTGCCAGGAACAAAATCTACTATTTTATTAACGGATGTATTAATATCATCATAAAGTTTTAGTTCACCACCCCAAGTTTCATCCCAATACTTATTACAAAAAATTAAAATAGTAACAGATCCTGGTAAAAAAGAATCCGTATGTCTATTTACATATGAAATCTGGGAATAGTGATTAATATAAAACTCCCTTAAGTATAAAGTAACTCCAATTTCATTTACAATTTCCTGTATGGATGGTATAATTAAAGTATTTTCAAATTCTTTTTTGGATAAATGACACACTAATCTATTATCTCTTTCTGTAGATAACATGTCACTAATTTGTTGAAATTTATAATTAGATTGTAGGCAATAAGTGTGCAAATAATTTAATTGCGATCTACTAAGTTTGCCATCAAATACATATAAATTATTTTTACAAGGTTCTAAAGACATATTTAAATTATAATAGTATTTTAATCTCTGTTGTATTGTTTTTAAATGTTTGAAACTAATATCATCCAATTCATTAATTTGTTCCAATAAATTTGCATACTCTATAATATACAAATCTTTTTGCATTTTTGATTCAAATTTATGTGATAATATATTTTCAATTCTATTATCAATTTTAGAATAAAAATATACAAGATTTTCGGCATCATTGCCTATTATTTTTTTAATATGATCTCTATCTATATTACTATCAAACTCAAAATAACAAGTACCATATATTGCGTGATATAATCCAGCATCAATTAAATATTGATGTTCTGAAAAATATTGTTGTATTATTTTAGATGTATTATACAAATGTTCAAAAAAAGTTTTATTCCCATGTTGAACATTTTTTGTTTTATCGAAAACGAATTTAAGTTTTTTATTCATTTTTATTAAAAAAGGAGGGTTTCCCCTCCTCCGTATAATTCAGGCTCGCCACTTGTTTTGAGTACGAGAAAACAAGAAACTCGGCGGGAGTTATCCCATCCGCACCACTTGTTTTTTAATGGAAAAACAAGAAACCAAAGGGGTCAAACTTGACTCCACCACCTAGTTTATCCTAACTAGGAAAGGTTAGTTGAATAAGTTTTGGAATCTCAATTGCGGCATAGAAACCACAAAGAATGAGAATGTCCCAAAACTTATACTTGATTGCGAAAGGAATGACAAAAGCATTACCAACACATTTTACAAGCAATCCAACTTTGGGATCTCCCCATAAAAGGACAAAGTATCCTGATAGAAGGAGAATGTTTCCAATGTATCTTAATACATCAGTGTTTTTCATAAGGGGTTGCTCCCGACCAGTTCTGTTTAAGTCCATCCGTGACTATATGAATGAACACCATCCAGTTATCACATATTTTGTTTCTTCTTTAGAAACTATACCATAATGACTATGAGTCCAACCTGCTGGCCAAATGCATAAATCACCAACTTTTGCTGACTTTTTAAAGTTTTGTTGAGGCCAATAAGTTTCTCCACCAACTTTAACATCATTTAAATAAACCATCCAAGCAAGAAGTCTAGTACTATCATAGTCATCTTTACCATGTTCCATGTGTTCTGGATGATAAGCTTGACCTGGTAAGTACTTCTGCAAGTTATAGTGTTCATAAATTCCCCAAGGAGCATATAATGTCTTGAGAAATTTATGTTCTTCGGTATATTGATCTACATTTTTTTGTATGGTTTCTATTAGAAACTTATGTGGTGTAGTGCTTACAGAAGAATTAACCAAAAAATAAAAATTGGCAAAAGATTTACGAGAACTATCAATATAACTAATTATAGAATTACATTGATCTATGGTTAGTGACTTTTCTTTTACATAAATGTAGTTTTTAGTCTCTGACATAACAAGGGACTCTATCTGGATCTAACCATTTCGCATACTCGATATCTTCCATTGCAGTAATACATTGTAGACTGTTATCAAAAAGATAAATGTCATTCCATCGTTTGGTATAAAAATCTTTTTTCTGCATTCTATAGTCAGGCATACCATTAAGTTCTATAATACCCTTTTGAACAAACCTATATCCTTCTCTTTCAAGAAGTACTTTAGGAAGTATTTCAATCATGGTACAAGAACTCCTTCGGATTCAAGATCATTGTAAATATATTCCATCAGGATTTCATAATCATCCAGAGGATCACCGGAGAAAATAACACCATTAGATTCATAAAACCTACGAACTTTTTTGTAAAGTTTCGGATTCTTTACATCGAGATAAGATTCTCCATTCGCGGCAGACTTCAAAGTTTGAAGATCTTTTTTGAATTTAGCAGTGAGTGACATTTGTTTGAATTTGTTTACCTTGTTATTATAGGGTTTAGACTCGGAAAAGTCAAGAAGGACAATTGTTAAAGTGTCCATGCTCGATGAGGGGATCGAACCCACCTATATCCGATTATGAGTCGGGTGCTTTCACCAGATAGCTAATCGAGCGTCATTCAAATACCCATTGGGGGTGGGATGGAGAACACCAATACCAATATGATTGTGGATTGGTCCAAGGAAGTGGGTTAGTATAATCACATATTTTATTATATAAATTATTAATTCCCATTCCATCAGAAGTTTGTTTATTTTGATACCCCCTTAGAATATTAATTCTTTTAGAATAAGTTGATTTATATGTTCCATAAAATATTTTAGAGTTTACACAAATCAACTGCTCAATTATTGATGTTTCCATCTCATCATAACAATCATAAAAATCTTTAAAAAAATATATTTTTTTATATTTCCTCAGTTCATTAAAAAAAGATAAATCTTTTTCATCAGTTGCAATATAAATTGGTTTATCATCTTTTAATAGATATTTAACTATGGAAGAAAATTTAGATGAAGTAGAAACATCAGAAAGATGTTCGGCTCTATCCTCCAGAAAATCATTTCTTCTAACATGTATTGAATTATATGGACCTATAGTATCATGTACTTTGTTTGATATTTCATCAAATACTTTATTATACATTAAGGATGTATTTATTTTTTTCTTTAGTTTATTTCTTTTATTACTGTCACCGGGATATACACTGTACCAATATGTACCATATAAATTCCATTCAAAATGTATAAATTTCTCATCAAAGTCTAAATTCATACTATTTCTTTTGCTTAAGAAATTATTAAAATCGGATAAATTTTTTATATCACCACAGTATAATACAGTTTGAGAATCAGATAATACACAAGGTTCATATAGCTCATTTACAAATGTAATATTTTTTAAATCAAAAATGTGATTACTAATATTACCTGTATATGAATATGGTTTAGTTTCCGTTTCTTTTTTTTCTATCTTAAATAATGATTCAGATAACTCCGGTACGTCATAAAAATCAATGCAATTAAAGTTTGAGTAAATATATTCTTTATTAAGATATTTTATTATATCTACAAAATAATCCTTTCCATACCCCTTTGATACCGAAAAACACCAAAAATTAGGAGGAATGATTAGAGTTCTTCCCGTTATTTCACTTAAAGCCAAGGCAACTTCCAAATTCATCAATACATTGACAAATCCAGCGTCATGTGGAGAAAAGGAAATATACTTGGTCATTTAAATATTATGGTGCTTCATTATTCAAGTCAGTATACATGTTTATAAGTTCATCATCCGCAGGAACCATTACATAAGTATTATTTCCGTCTGTTATTCCAATATGTTCTCCGTCTTCAACTCTTTGAATCATTTCATCCCAACGTTCTTGAAATTGTTCCACCGTGTAGATTTCCATAGTTGTTGTATTTATTTACCCTTTAAAAGTCGGGCATAAAGGATTTGAACCTTTGACCTTCCCGCCCCAAACGGGACGCGCTACCAAACTGCGCTAATGCCCGAAATCACCTTAATTTGTTTCGGTGTACATACATTATACCCAAAGTGGGGACTGTTGTCAACCCCATACCAATGATAAAAATTGATATGGGATTATTTAGTACAAATTCCACAAACTTAAATAAAAGATTAGTGTGCGGTTCCATAATATTTTACCTAATAATATTATGCAAAAACCCCTGGTACATAATTAATTCTTTCACGAATCTCATCCAGAATAACTCCATACTCTCTAAACCTGCGGTCCCCTGCAATGAAACGTCTCTGTCTCATCCAAACAGCATCCGCTAAAAGTTTCAGTTCATACTCTGAAAAATCTTTAAATCTTTCCATATCATCTCCGATGTTAGTAGTATTCATATCCCTCTCCAATTTTTATATTCATAATGAAAGTATTGATCCACAGTACTATCTAGGGGTGCTTGAACATCCCATTGAGCCCACTCTCTACAAAACTGTTTGATATAGTTGTCATTCAAAATACCCCTACCATAAGTTCTCACAAAACAAGTCATTGCAAAACTATATCTTTGTTTAGTGTGGGTAGGCATTGTTTAATCCCCACAAAATAAAAAGAGCTATTGTTGAAAAAATAAGAATAGTAGATAAGGTTAGGTTATTCATTAAGACCCTCCTCCGTTTCTAAATCCAACTATGTATCCGATGATTAGTCCACACATAAATGCAATTAAAAAATAGAGTTCTTTTGAAACAAGTTCAATAAACTCCACCCATTCCGTAGTTGTCATCTTCATCCTCATAAGTTGACGGTTCTTCAAAAAGTTCATCCATCTTTTGTTTTAAAACAATGTCTCGTAGTTTTTGTAAATCTTCTTCTGTTAAACTTATCATTTGTCCTTTAAAAGTTCTTCTATTCTTTTACGCATGTTTGTACTTTCCTGATTCATGTAATCTCTAAGAGAGTAACCTCTTTGACCTTTCATAATACATGTTCCTTGGTAGAACATTGTAGCAGCAAATACTAACAGGAAAACGATTCCTATTATTTCAGCGTAATGTTGAGCCATGGTAGAACTGGCGGAATAACACCTATAAGTCTTAACAATCCTTCAGCAAATAAAGCAAGAACCACCCAACCAACACACATAGAAATAATGGAAGCATTCCTATTGTGCCTTCGTATAGCAGCATCAATCATCTCCTGCACTTCTGCACGACTTACAAATTCATCTTGAGGTTCCATCACTTTTCGTCTCCAAGAAACTTTGATAGAGGATCTCTCTTTGTTTTGACGATCTCACATGCCCTTTTATAGAACATATTATCAGTATTACCAGAGGCTTCAAAAGTAGCCTTGATTTTCACCCAATTCATATAGGTGTGGTCGTCCATGTGAATATTAGATTGTACATAATTATATAATAATCATGGAAGCCTTAACGGCAACCTTATGTGTTAATATCGTAACACTGATTAAGCAATTATTAAATTAAAACGGAAGCGGTAGGATTTGAACCCACGAACGCTATTAACGTTGGTTGTTTTCAAGACAACTGCCATAAACCACTCGGCCACGCTTCCAAACGGAGGATGTTGGATTTGAACCAACGGATGCACTTGAAGTACATCGGGGGATTAGCAATCCCCTGCATTAAACCTAACTCTGCCAATCCTCCTATCGGATTTCAAAATCCAGTTTACGAACTTTACGAGCTCGTCTGGACTCCTGGAAAGCAAGTTCAGATGGACTGAACAAACTATCCTTTTTATTTTCCTTCAGTGAGTTTAACATAACTACCTGGTTTAGGTCAACAGCAGTGATGGTGTCTCCCTTCACAAGTGTCATATTATCACATCCACAACATATTGATTTTGTTGGATGAGACTCCAACTCGGTGTTACACACCTTACATCTTACTCTTAACATTGTTCAATACCTTAATTATTCTTCAGTAATTTCTTCCGTAGTTTCTACCTCAGTTTCTTCCGTAGTTTCCAATTCTTCCTGAACTTTCTTACTTGGTTTATCGGTAAATGATCTCAACATCCAGATAAACTTACCATGTTCTTCATTCAGATCATCAACTAGGTTTGTAGTTCCTCTTGATTTTTGTTCTTCAGATTCTTCTGCAACTTGCCCTAGAAGTTCTACAAATTTTTGGTGACTGGAAATAAGATCACGAATCATTCCCATACTATCTAGAGAACTATTTGTTTCTGAAATATGAGATACCTCAGTAATTCTTGATAGAGTGGGTACTGGTTTGATATTTAGATATCTCATATGTTCAGTGAGACGATCTATCTGTTCAAACATTGACTCATATTGAGTTCCAAATAAGTTATGAAACTGATAAAAGTCATCTCCAACTACATTCCAGTGGTATACCCATGTCTTTTGAAAAAGAACAAATAAACTGGCTTGAGTATCTGAAAGTAGTTTAAAAAGTTTTTCCATTATACCAAATACTTTTATGAAGTATTTATGAGTGGGAGATACTGGGATCGAACCAGTGACCTAATCCTTGTAAGGGATCCGCGCTACCGCTGTGCTAATCTCCCGAAGAGCGGGTAATCGGATTCGAACCGATGAGAACAACTTGGAAGGATGTCATGTTACCACTACATCATACCCGCTTATGTACCAATCATAAACTATTTAAGTTTGATTGGCAAGTGCTCCAGAGAAGATTTGAACTTCCACGCTTTTTAAGGCGGCGGATTCTAAGTCCGCTGTGTCTACCGTTCCACCACTGAAGCTAAATGGGTATCGAGTGCCCGACACCCGCAGAAGACACTTTCTGCAACTTGCGGGGGTGATCAAG